CCCTGACAAAATGTCAGCAAGGTACTGGTCGCATAAAACGAAATGGTAAATAGCGTTAAGTGGTAGAATAACTGGGTTGCTCGAGCCCAATGTCTAACGCCAACAGCCGTTTTGTTTCTGTGTATTGTGAAACATGTGGATGCGAAGGATCCATTCGGCTAGATCAGTACACTCGCCGACAGGGGTTATGGAAATGTAGATCTTGCAATAAGAAAGGGCAAGTACCAGCTAATAAAGGCACAGGAGTAAAAAATAATCCTGCACTTTTTAGAACGCGTTCTAGTTATTACAAAGCAAAATATCGTTGTAAAACGGGTCACAGAGGATACTACGTAAATGTTGAGTTTCGTTTTACATCACTTCAACAGTTGATTGACGAGATTGGAGTAAGGCCCGAAGGTTACAGTTTAGATCGAATTGACAATTTAGGACACTACGAACCAGGAAACGTAAGGTGGGCTACACACAAAGAGCAATGTAATAATAGAAGAAAGAAAGGTACTGTTCAAAAGTAAAAGGTGAAATGGTGATGCAGTTAGCAGGAAAGTATTTGGAATTTGACATGTTATTGAGTCCAGCATTTAGGACTACTCTTGGACCTCAGTATGAAAATATTACACAAGATCAGTTTAAAAAACTGGACAACGCCTTAAGAACACTTGGTACTGCTCCTCAGGGAAGCGATCAAGCTATTAAAGGAATGATTCAATTAGGGGAAGTTCAAAACGAAATAGGTGCAGCCATGGCTGTACGTCGCTAAACTGTGTAGGCCGCTTTTTCATCAGTATGGCAAAGCCTAAGTCCACCACGATCTTAATTGAGTCCAAGCCTAAGAAGACTCGTCAAGGCGACGGTAAAAACTCACGTCCTAGTCACGGGCGTAAATTGTCTCGCGGCCAAGGCAAGTAAAAATTATGTATACTTGGGGGTAACACTTGTTACCCCTATGGATAATTACAGGCAAGCGATTGATTTAATTTGTCGTTACGAAGGCTTCAATGAACTTGCTTACCCAGATCCTCAAACAGGTGCAGAGCCTTACACGATTGGATTTGGTACACAGTATTATCCTGACGGCAGTGTTGTAAAGAAAACCCAGTGCTGCACACAACGCAAAGCCCTGGAGTACCTTGTTGATGAACTCACCGTTCTAAACACAGAACTTCTGAAGTTGAACCTAGGCTTGGACGAGTGCATGCACCAAGCATTACTTTCGTTCTGTCATTCGGTTGGTTGGGAAAGTTTCCTGTACAGCTCCATTATTGACTGTCTTGAGGTCGATGACTACGTTGGCGTAACAGAAGAAATTGCACGGTGGGTCTTTGATGCAGATCACCAAGTCATCGGTGGTCTCCTGGAACGACGCAGGGAAGAGATCAACCTATTCCTTTCCGACGTTGAAGCCAAGCCTTGGGTTGCCACAGACGTACTGCTGCGTGCGTTTAGAAGCTATGGTGCGAAGCCCCATGAGACGGAAGCAATCCGAACCTTGGAAGCGACAATCAATCCCTATGCGCTTGCAGAATTTGCTAACCGTTTCAAGCTTGACGACGCCTCTGCCTTTTCAAGTGACTAGCGTCCTAGAATAAATGCAGTACTCAGGCTTTCCATGGAGAACGAATCCACACGTAAAGAGTTTGAATTACCTTTAGAACTTCAGTTTGCCATGCGTAAAGCTGAGCTGCAAACAGAGGAGATGTGTTGGGAAGAACTGCAGGCGGCACTGTTAAACCTGTACTTCCAACGGATGATGGAATGGGCAGCCGTTAAAGAAATCATGTGTTCTGAAGGGATTGATATTGAGTGGGATCTGCCTAGTGAGTTGGAACTTAGTGAACTCGCCCTGGCTTGTATGCAGGACGAGTCAGACGATGACGACGATTTACACTACGCTCATCCCTTTTGACTTTCGTCCAATTGAATAAGACGATCTAGGTACCACTGTGCTTTCTTCAGTGATTCTGTCTCGCCTTTGTGGCGCTCACGCCAAATATACTTTATGTTATTTCCCTTGCAGTAACCACGGAATTCTTCGTTGGTTAAAGCCGCCTCAATGGCTTCGATGCATTCGATGCCCCCATCAGTGTAATGCGAGGGATGATTTACGACATCCTCTTTGATTGTGGGAGTTGTTTCAAGCGGTTTAATGGTAACCCAGGGTACTGGACAAACGCCATCTACACACCCATTGGTTTCGTCAACAGGGGAAAACATGTCCATTGTAAAAATGCCGACTGAGACAGCCTAGCAGTTTTAACGCATTAAGCCTTTGCGTTTGGCGGAAAGCAGCAGTTCCATCTCATCTGGATCACCGTCAATATCACCAAGAACGCCAGGAGGCTTGGGGTTTGCACCATATAACTCCATACCTTCTTCCATGGAAGGAATGTAACCCGTCAAGCCTGGACGTTGACCATATAAACCTTGACCTTCAATATTAAGTGGGTTGCGCTGCATGCCATCCATGGGAGCAACTAAGCCCGTGTTATACATATCTTGAAGAGGTACGTCGTTGGTTTCGGTATCGAGGGGCGCACCAAAATCTTCAAAACCAATACAACGGCACTTTACTTGATCATTATTTGCCGCAAACTCTTGCAAAAACATTGAGGGCCGCATTGTTTTCTTAGCGATATATCCTTTCTATAATGATAGTATGAGCAAGTTTAGATCCGAGACTTACGACGCAGCCAAGGACTCCGGCACTTCTGCTGGAGTACCAACGGATCTGAACCCTGGAAGAGCTTATAACGTGGATCTGCGGTACGTGCGACCGCAAGAACGAGGTGTCGTTGGTTCCGCATCAAAAGGAGCAGTGGCACGCGTTGACCGTTTCATGAAGAGTGCACGTGCTGCTGGCAAATATCAAAAGAACCAACTGATTAACGAACCCACCAGTGCCACGGCTGGTGACAGTGGTGGGCGTGCAGGATCTACCGCGTATGCAGACAAACCCAAACAATCGTTTGGACGTAGTTAAACCTGTGGAAATACTACGGTATTTGGTTGATCTTGGTACTTACCTTTCCGATCTTGGTAGCTGACTTCACAAGGATTACCACGGTAGAAAAGCAGTTGAGTGATACCTTCGTTTGCATAGACACGATTGAATAGACCAGTACAATTACTGATCTCAAGCGTCAGGTAACCTTCCCACCCACTTTCAGCGGGCGTGATGTTAACTAGAATTCCTGAGCGTGCGTACGTCGATTTACCAACTGCAACAACAGTGACATCACGAGGCAACTTTAGACGTTCTTGTGCAACGCCTAAACAATACCCATACGGAGGAAGAAGAAAGTATTTGCCGCGTTCATCTTCCAGAAGTTCTGCAGGTTTTAAAATACTCTCGTCAAAGGCTTTTGGGTCGCAGTCACCGGTTTGAATTTTACCAAAGATTAGGCACTGGCTAGGGGACAAACGAATGTCATATCCGTAAGAGCTAAGGCCATAACTTAACAAACGCCGACCATCCTCTTTGCTGATCAGACGATCAACAAAGGGTTCGATCATTTGTTCTTTCTCGGCACGCTCTTTGATTTCCCAATCGGCCAGGACGCTCATAAGACCTCAATAGCTTGTTCAGTCTACAAGGAGATGGCCACGTTCGCCGTAGATTTTACAGAAGTGTTCTACTGCATCTCCTGACCGATCTTTGGGAGGCAGGTAAACCAAGAAAGACGTGCACGTTTGTTTTTTCTCTACATTCCCATCAAGATTACGGAGCAGGTAAGGGACGGTACGTAGAACGCACATAGGAAATTTAAAGATCTTTGGCTCGTATCGAATCATGTCAGGGCAGTTGCTGAAGTAAAGCCCTTGCTTAATCTCGTCCGCTAGCCATGCATGGTACATTCGACGGAACCATACGGCATGCGAAGAAGTCAACGTCAATGACGAAGCGCGTGTCATCTTCCACCGTTGGTTCTTTTGGTCCCAGAAGTATGATCCCGCTGGTGGAAACAAATAGCAGCTTCCATACCATTGTTGGTTATTTAACCCATCATCCACGGGTGTGTAGTATTCAGTCGCTTGTACGTACTCATTGGCAACCTTGGAGCTAGCCACATCCAAGTCAATGCCGCCTAAAAGTTCGTTGGCAGCATGCACCAAGTCTGCGTTGGTGATGAGTTCTGCGCCTTCAACCCTGGCGGATACGCCGCGAATACCTTTCTCAGTCATTGTTAACGATGTCGTTATACGCTATTTCCAAATAGCGAAGACCCTTGTCATCATTGATGATGTACCCTGCCTTCTCCATCGGATCAATCTTTTGTGCTGCCCCAAGGATGCGTCGTAATGTTTCGGCAAGATCACCGTTATTGTTATGCTCGCAATCTTCTTCTGCCGCGTGAATTTCTTTTAACGTCCAAAAGAATATAGAGCGCTCTTTATTGTCAGGCTGGAATACCAAGACGCCAGGACCTTCTGCATCCCAGAACTTAACGTACTGTGCGCCCATGTCCCCAAGGATGAGCTTGACTGTAGTATCAAGCATTTTTGCCTTGGTCTCATCCAGTTCAGGACCAATGACTGACGCAATTAACTTCTCACGGCGATCCACTTTTTAACAACCCTTGACGATGCAGAGATTCTAACAGTTTTGGCGTTGGCTGGTACAAGACAACCAACTTGCCAAGCACGCCGCGTTTCTTGCAGAGCTTTCCTTGCTCATCTCGGACCTTATCAAATTCCCCGGACCTTATCAAATACTCGGCAACACATCGCAACCGACGTTTAAGAGGCAACTCCGCTTGTGGAAATTTACCGCAGATTGTGTCTGGGTTCAGATCTTTGAATGCCAGTCGCAATCGATTGGCCAAGGTCATACCAGAGTTGGCGTCTTCTTCTTCATAGTTTTTTAAGTTTTCTAGGTAGCGACGCAAGCAACCGTCATCGAAGGAGCCCCAGGGTGGTAAGAACATTTCCACTTGCTCTGCCAGGGATTTAGGCAGCAGCTCCTCATGGTTATCGATATTGATGGCATCGATATCAATTCCCTTGAAACGATGTGCCATCACTCAAGAACCTCTTTGGTCGCATGATACAAGTGATACTGCGCACGTAGGTTTTTAAGATTGATGTTTTCATTTTTAGCAAAGGATTGAATGAGGCGATTCCATGGAATACGCAAGACTGCTTTTTTGTGGACGTCAGGAGAAACGTTGACATAATGAATACCTTCGACCCAGCCTTTGTCAGCGTTTTTTCTACCGATTGCAATCCAGTTGCGGATGGTTTGATCGGAGACTCCTAAACGCCTGCCGCATTCCTCTGTCGAAATGTATTCATCTGCAAACATTTCGGGATTGGCGATGTCGGTCTCAGCGTTTGAGTACCGACTGTGCCACATGGAACCAAGGATATTCCTGATTCCTTTCAGTTCGTAGGCAATGTCTTCCAAGCCTTTGCGTAGTCCGTACGGCATACTGCACTCCGATCAATTAAATGCTAGTCTTTTGTAAACAACTTTGTGATCATGGAAGAGCAAATTCCACCTAGCCAACCTCCCATGCAACAGACTTTAGAAGGGCAGATCACTCCTGAAGCGTTGGCAGAAATGAAAGCACGTGCGATGGAGTTAGCCATCCAGCAAACAGCACCTTTCCGCACGTCTGTAGAAATGCCGCCGCAAGTAGTGTATGTGCGGCGTAATTTAACCGTGGCAGAACTGCTGTTGGTACTATTGCTTTCTTGTGGAATTGTAACAGGAATCCAAGGGCTTTGGTACTTGGGTACTAATTTATTGCCACGTCTTGAGATTAGGGTACGCTAAATAAGCCGCACTATAATAAAGAAAAGAATTGCGCAGTAGATAGGTGGCAAACCGCCGTATTACCGAATTTCCTGCAATTGCAGCGAACGAAATTGTAGATCAGGATGTCATGACCCTGGTCCACGTTTTTGAGGTGGACCCGTCACTGCGCAACAAAAAGATTACCTTTTCCCAATTCCGGGATTATCTCGATTTATATTATGCCCCTGGTAGTGGCGCTTTAATTAGTGGCAACGTCACGATCACTGGCAATTTAACAGTAGGTGGCAATTCCAGTTTTAATACGGTAACTGCGTCTGGTCTTAGTACGTTTAGTGGAATTGTTGTTCAAAACAATGCCACTGTCAGCGGTACGATCAGTGGAACTACGGTAACAGGTACGTTTGTACAAGGTAGTCAAGTCAACGCAGTAACAGGTACCTTTACAACCTTGGCGACAGGAGCCACTGCGTCTTTCCCAACAGGTAACTTCACAAGTCTTACGGGCACTACAACAAGTGGTGTAAGTGCTTTTTTTACAAACGGCACGTTTACCAACGTAACTGGCACGACGTTCACAGGGACAACCGTTGCCGCAACCACTGGCACGTTCCAGGTTTTGAGAACGCCAATTCTTGACGTCAGCGGGAATTTATCTGTTGCAAGTGGACTAACTGTCACGGGACTTGCACAATTTGCAAGCGGTGTACGAGTCAGTGGCACGCTATCGGGAACAACAGTTACTGGAACTACGGCACAGTTTTCAACAGTCTCTGGTGTTTCTGGTGTATTTACTACGCAAGTATCAGGTGCCACGATTACCGGCAATACGTTGCTTGCTTCGAACGTAACAGGTGTTTCCGGTACGTTTACGACTAGAGTTTCAGGTGCAACCGTAACTGGCAACACAGGTTCTTTTGGCACAATCACCGGAGTCTCTGGTGTATTTACACAAGTTCTTTCAGGTCAAACAATTACAGGAGACGTTGGTAACTTTGGAACGGTAACAGGTGTTTCTGGTACGTTTACCAACGTGTCTGGGGCAACTGTTACAGGTACTGTTGTTAACGCAGGGACGGTTACTTCGGTTACTGGTAACTTTGGCCGCGTGTCAGGCACAACAGTCACAGGTAATGCCGGACAATTCACAACAGTTACCGGTGCCACGGTCATTGGAACCACCAGTGTTTCCGGTGCCACCGTCACAGGAAATGCAGGACAATTTACAACTGTCACAGGCACTACAGTTGTTGGCACCACGAGCATCTCTGGTGCAACCGTTACAGGTAATACGGTACTTGCAACAAACTTAACCGGTCAAGTAGGTACTTTTACAACGAGTGTTTCTGGGGCTACAGTCACTGGTAACACAGTTTTAAGTACTTCGGGAAGATTCCAGCATGTAAGTGGGCTTGTTATTACTGGCGATACCATACAAGCCGGTTTACTCTCGGCGGTATCTGGTGTTTTTACAAACATTGTCTTTGTTAACACCGTTGTTTCAGGTAACCTTTCCGTATTAGGAACAGGTATTTTCTCTACAGGAGGCATTGTTTCCTCCGGAATAATTAGCGGAAGCACGGTTACTTCCCCTAGTGGCATCTTTACTTACCTTTCAGGAACAACAGTTACCGGCACTACGGTTCAATCGGTTACAACCTCGGCAACAACTGGGACATTTACCTCATTAACAGGAACAACAACCACAGGTGTTACTGCGACATTTACAACTGTTTCCGGTGTAACAGTCACTGGTGCAACCGGTACGTTTACCAATATCACCGGTAGTACTCTTGCAGTCACAACACCATCTGGTGCAACACCTGCCATTGTTTGTTCTGGCGTCGTATCAGGTGGTGCAAGCGGATTTGTAATTCAAGGGCCTCTTGTAATATTGCCATAATTATCTACTGGGTATATACTGTATGAAGTCTTTTGGTTTTATGTGAACTATCCCAAGCCGCTTCCTCCTCTTGAGGAGCTACAAGAGGTTTTTTGTTTATCTGAGCTGTGGCCGTCTGGCTTGGCGTGGAAAATTAATCCGTCAAAACAAGGAGGCAAAAAGGCGGGCTCACCCGCAGGAAGCATGCCCAACCAAGGACCAAGATATTGGCGGGTTAAATACAAGCAAAAAAATTACCAGTGTCACAGAATACGATGGTCACTTCTCAACAATCGTTTGATTTTGCCGGAAGAATACGTAGATCACGTGGATGGAAACACAGAAGAAAATAGAAACGAATTAAGAGTAGTAACGTTAAGCCAAAATCAATACAACCGAAGCCGCAAGAAAAGTACCTCAGGATTTAGATGGGTAGTCTATACCAAGACATATCCCAAGAAACCATGGCGTATCATGATGAAAATTAATGGTAAATGCGAATACTTTGGCTATTATGCAAATGCGGAAGAGGCTGCTTTAAAAGCAGATGAGATTGCTGTTGAAAAACTGAACGTCGATTACATTAGATTGAATTTTCCAGAGTTAAAATTAAAAGACAAGAGGTAGTTTAAATGGCTTACGGGATTTTAAAGTGCGATACGGTTACTTTTACCGATGCTGGTATTGATAAGAGCGTTACGCTTTCTGGTTTAGTTCAGAATCCTACCTTTAGTGGTAACGTCACCGTCACCGGTACTCTTTCGGGTGTTACCGTAACCGGTACGACGGCTAACTTTACGAGCGGTAATTTTACTAATATTAGTGGCGGTACTCATACCATTACATCGGGTGTATTTGCAGCAGGTAGTGCGGCAAGCCCTTCGATTACTTTTACAGGTGATTTAAACACAGGCATTTACTCCCCTGGTGCAGACCAAGTAGCCATCTCGACTAATGGCACTGGGCGGTTGTTTGTTGATGCGAGTGGGCGGGTTGGTGTCAATACCAGTTCGCCCACTGCAGGCTTGGATATTAACAACACTGCCTTCACAAGGGGAGGTCATAAAATTAACGGCTACTTTAACCTTGACGCTGGAGATGGTGTTCTCATAAACATTGGAACTTCTGGCGGAGCGAATTATATCCAGTCAGTAAATGGTGCAACGCCTGCAGAATTAACGATTGATGCTAATCCCCTTGTTTTCAGAGGTTCTTCGTTTACCGAACGCATGCGCCTGGACTCCAGTGGCCGTTTAGGTCTGGGGACTAGTAGCCCTGGATATGCTTTTGATTGCGTTGCAAGTAGCGCTGGTGTTGTCGCGGCAAGGTTCAGGGGAAATTCTAGTGGAAGCAATAATACCCAAATTCGTTTCTATGGAGCCAGTACCGCAACGGACCAATGGGCGGTTGGTAATGCCGTTGCCACGGATGATGCTACCAGAAACTTTGATATTTATGATCTTGTATCCAATGCAAATAGACTCAGGATTGATTCCTCAGGCCGCGTAGGGATTGGCACTACTGGGCCCAGTTATCAACTCGACGTTGTTTCAGCGTCGACATCAGTCGCAGAGTTCTCTGGCCCTGCCAACGCCAGTGTTGAGTTTAAGGGAAGCGGTTTTGTAGAAGGCAAGATCCAGTGTGGAGGCGAGCTTATTGTTGGATCTACGAATAACTATCCAGTTGCTTTTGCGGTTAATAACACCGAACGCGCCCGCATCGACAGCTCCGGAAGGTTGTTGGTTGGCACGTCCTCGCAGTCTGGCGGATCACTCTTACAAGTAAACGACAATCGCATCAGAATTGCGACAGCAAAAACACCGGCATCGGCTACCGATACTGGCGTAGCTGGCGAGATATGCTGGGATGCTAATTACGTCTATGTCTGCACTGCTACGAACACATGGAAGCGCTCAGCAATCAGCACATGGTGATGACGTGTCCCGCGCTGCGTCAGTGCAACATCTGCAAGGAGCACAAACCGCAGACTGACTTCTACAAAGTCAAGCGGGCAAAGAAGGACATTCTTGGTGTGCCTCGTATTTCACGCTGCCGTCAGTGCGAGATACAGAAGTACATGGAGCTGGATCCACGGCAGAAGATGGTCTACGCGGCTCGCAATCGGGCTCGCATCGCCGGACTGGACTGCACCATCACAAAGGACGACATTGAGATTCCCGAAACCTGTCCGGTGTTGGGCATCCCACTGTTCGCTCGTGTTGGCGCTGGCAGATCAAACCGCGATCAAGTGGAGAACTCCCCGAGCCTGGATCGGATCGACAACAGCAAGGGGTATGTGCCCGGCAACATTGCAGTCATCTCGATGCGAGCAAACATGATCAAGAACAACGCCACGCTTGCTGAACTGAAGGCCATCGTGGCCTACATAGAAGCCAGCCAGAGCCAGTAAACCTACTCACTAATCACACCTGGTAAAATAAAAGAAAACATCATTGACTATGGCTAACACTGTTTGGGATATTGCTACCCTTGAGCGTCATCTTCCTGATGGTGACACCTGTCCTGATGGCGCTGTATACACCGTCCATTGGACTGCATCACTGGAGGAAGACGGTGAAACTGCTGGTTGCTACGGCAGCGTTGGCCTTGGTGAACCCAACCCTGATAACTTCACTCCTTTCAGTGAACTCACTAAAGAAGAAGCGGTGAACTGGACCTTGGCAGCACTTGGCGTTGATCAAGTTGTTTCGATTGAAGAAGCATTGCACAATCAAATCCAAGCCAAACTACACCCAACTTCTGAATCAGGCGTTCCCTGGTGATTTTTGTTATACTCTTTGAAGTTATCTGTTCATTATGGCTTGCACAAAGTCTCAGCTAGTTAGCGCCATCAATTCTTTTGGTTCTGCACGTGCTACTGGTGATGGCAACCTCATTGCTTTTTCTGCAAACCTCATTGGTCAATTGATTGATACGATTGAGTTTGCTCCAGAGGAAGAGCCCGCACCTGCCATTGATCCTGAAGTTGTTGAGAGCTGAAAAATGAACAAAACTACCTGGGGAATTTCATTGCTTGACCGGAGACTTCCGGATAGCGCTTCCTATCCAGGTAGTGAAGTCACAGCAATCCATTGGTTTGCGTATCAGATGGCGGGTAAGTACACAGTCAGTACTTCTGGCATTGTTGAACTTGCCCCCGCTGACCGTAAAAAATGGGTGCCCTATCTCAGTCTCAATAAAGAGACCGTCATGGGCTGGTGCAAAGATGCCCTTACGTCTGACCGCGTTAAGGAAATTGAAAACGCCTTGGCAGCACGCGTTGATGCGGAATTAAACAAAGCATCAGGACTCCCCTGGGACGTACCAGATCCTTTGCCGCCGTTACCGCATCCACTTGGTTACGTTGAGGTTTAAAACACACGACACTACTATCAGTTAAAATAAAAACAATTGATAGTCGTGTTGTGACAATTAAACTTACAGACGCTGCTGAGTTCTTTAACAAAGAACAACATCAAATTGACGCATGGAATTGGCTCCAGTCTCAGTTAACACCTGAGGTCCTGGAGTCTTTTTCTGTTAAGTATCGCAATAAACCAATTAAGGAAAGCACCATTACTTGGGACGTTGTTGTTAAAACAGCAAAAAAAGCTGGTAGCGCATGGCCCGAATGTGTTGCTGCACAGTGGGCACTTGAATCTGGCTGGGGTCAACACACTTCTGGTAAAAACAATTACTTTGGATTAAAAGGATCTGGCTCTACGGTTGAAACAAAGGAATTTATCAACGGTCAGTGGATCACAATCAAGGCTGGATTTATTGATTTTCCAGATTTAAAAACATGTGTTTCATACCTTGTTGATCGTTGGTACAAAGACTTTGATGGGCACAAAGGTGTTAACAGGGCAGCCAGTAGAAATGAATGTGCACGTCTACTAGTCAAAGAAGGGTACGCTACTGATCCAGACTACAGTACAAAACTGATTCAGATCATGGATCGACAACTCCAAAACATTGGAGAGAAAAAAGATGCCGATCCGCACGCAAGTAATTTTACTCCTTGGAGCCCATTCACATATAAAATCACACCTAACATCACCTATGGTGAATTAACTCTTAACCAAGAGGCTCGTCGTTTTACCAAGCAGTATCAATGTGCTGTAGCAAAAGAACTGTGTTTATTTTTGGAGCGGGTACGTAAACAGTTTGGGAATAAACCGTTAATTATTACAAGTGCCTCCAGGCCTGAGCCTATTAATACCCAAGTAGGCGGTGCAAAAAACAGCGAACATACTTATAATTCACCATCAACAGGAGCAATTGATTTTTACGTAGATGGTGTTGACA